TATTGCCGACCGGGCAGGCGTGGCCCCGCGCGTTCGGTTCGGTGTTGATGCAGACCTTGCGCGGCTTGTGCAAAATCTGGGGCGGCTTTGAGAACCGCGCATCGTGGTTGCTGGAGAGCGAAAGCGATCCGCGCATCACCGTTGAATTGTTGCTGGATTGGGAACGCAATTGGGGCTTGCCGGATAAATGCTACACCGCGCCGCTGTCGATTAGCGAACGGCAATTTGCGCTCGTGCAGCGCATGACGATTGAAGGTGCGCAGAGCAGAGAATTTTTCATCGAGGTGGCGGCGTCGATTGGATACCAGATCACTATCAGCGAATTCCGACCGTTCTTTATCGCGATGGACGGCTGCGGCGATTGTCGCGTGTACGGCAACCTTCCACCGGACCCGATGCGGAACGAGTGGAACCAAATCATCATGGACGAAAACGGAAACGAGCCGATCAAACACGGCGAGCTTTCCGAATGGCCCAACTACGGTCTCGGTCCATTGGAGAACCGATACTATTGGTCCGTGCACGTCGGCAACGCCAAGCTGGTTTGGTTCCGTTGTTCGGCGGGACAGTGTGGCGTGGACCCGCACCTTATGATCGGCATCGCCGACGATCTGGAATGTTTGTTGAACCGCTGGAAGCCCGCTCACACCGAAATCATTTTCGACTACAGCGGATTGCAGGACGGCGGCGAAATGGCAGGCACACCGTGAGCAACAGGAGAGCCAAGTGAAATATAATCAGCCGTACGGCGTCAGCGATCCAGAGGCGGCGTACATCAACGGCAATCCATCGACCGGAACGATGGGATCAATTCCGCCTGCGGCGAGCATCGAGCATCCGCAGCGCGAAATCGTCAACCTGATAAAGAACACCAAGAACGGCGACGGGTCGGCGTTCGCCGCGCCAAGCCCCGGCGACCTGTTGCAGTTGGCGCGGTGCATCCAATCCGGTCTGTTGATCTACGCTCGCGACAGCGGCGTGGCGAACGTCGTGCGGCTCAACATTTCGCCAGCGATCAATCAGTATTGGGAAGGTCTGACGGTGCTGGCGAGAATTCTGTACGCCAACACCGGACCAGCGATGCTGGACATCAACACGCGCGGCGCGAAAAACATCGTGCACCGCGACGGCAGCACCTTGGTCGGCGGCGAGTTGATCCCCGGCGGGATGCACTGTTTTGTTTACAACGGCGTGGAATTTGAACTGGCGTGGTCGAATGTCATCGCAGGCATTCCGGTTTACCTCACGCGGTCAACGGATTTCTACGTCAACTCGGTGAGCGGAAGCGACACCGTGTACGATGGAACCGCCGCCTCGTATTCCGGCGTCGGCACCGCCGGTCCATTCAAGACCTTGCAACGCGCGTCGCTGGAGTGCGGCAAATACAATCTCAACAATTACAACATCACGATCCACGTCGCCAACGGAACCTATGCGCCGGTCGGTTTGTACCGCGCCGCTGGCACCGGCAGGATTTATTGGACCGGCGATCCCAGCAATCCGCAAAACGTTATCATCGACGGCGGTGCCTATAGCTGCATCGTCGGCAGCGAAGCCGGGTCGGCGCACCACTTTGAAGGTTTCCGCTTGGTGAGTGCGGGCACGCCTGCGGTCGGCAGCGCAATGTGCGGCGTGTTCGTGCAAGTGGACACGACCGTGCACCTCAACAACATCGAATTCGGACAGTGCCTTGGCGCGCATATGTGCGCGGCGTCCGGTGGCAACATTCAACTCGGCTCTGGCTTCATCCGCTGCACGGCAGGCAGCGCAGGCTTTGCACTCGGTGCCGGTCTGCACGCGATTGCGAGCGGGCAGGCATCCATCACGATGTCATCCTCCGCGCCGCCGATCCTGATCCTGACCAACACGTGCACCTTCGGTCGCGGTTGGGCGCAATGCAGCCGCAACAGCTACATGGCGCTCTGGTACGGCAGCATCACCGGAGGTGCGTTCGGGACCGGCGTCCGGTACTCCGTCAACACGACATCCATTCTGGAGGTCGGCGGGCACGGCGACCTGTACTATCCCGGCACGCTGCCGGGTGAGGTTTCCTCGCAGGGCTTGTACTACTAACGGAGGGCGAAATGTTTTTCGACAGCGCAAATTGGTACTGGTTCGTCGGCGGTGATGAAACGCGCGCCTACCAGAGCAGGACCAACACGTACGTGCCTGCCGCCGATCCAGAGTTTGTTGAGTGGCTGGCGGCGGGCGACGTGCACCAGCCAGCGCGCATCGGCACCGAAGCGGAAATCTGGCCCTACGTGAAGGAGCCGCCGCTGTCGCGACCGTCGTGGTTGTTCAACGGCACGACGTTCGCGCAGCCGACGCCGGATACCTACACCACCGATCAACTAATCGGCGCGGCGAAGGAGGAACGGTGGCTCAACGAAACCGGCGGCATCATGGTCAATCTCATTCCGGTCGAGACCGACGACCGCTCCAAGGGTCTCGTGTCGCAACAGCGACTGGTGGCGTTGAAAGACCCGACGCTGTTTTCCACCACGTGGCAGTCGGTGGACAACACGCTGCATCCGATCACGGGCGACCAGATGATAACGCTCGCCGACGCCGTGGCGGCGCACGTCAACCAATGCTACCTCGACTACGCTGCCGCAGTCGCTGCCATCGAAGGCGGCGTGATCCTGAACGTCGAAGGCGTGCGGGAAAAGTTGCGCGTGCAGCGCGAAGGCTTCCTCGACCTGACACGCAAGCGTCGCCGACGCTAGGAGAGCCACGATGGCAATCGTCAACATCACCGTGAGCAACGATGCCGATTTTTATCAGGCGTTCCAGTACATGACGACGCTGGGAGAGCCGGTTGATCTGACGCTCGTGTCCTCGATGTGGATGATGCTGCGCCGTCACGCGGAGGACGAGGCGGCGGTGCTGCGCATCGACACCGAGACCGGCGGCATCGTTGTGTACGACGCGCCCAACGGAAAGTTTTCCGTGCGCATCGCGCAGGATGTTTTGGAGCGTCTGGATGTTGGCGACTACGATCATTCGTTGATCGCGGAAATGATGCTGTACAAGCGGTGCATCTGGACCGGCATCCTAACAAACAATGCAGGACCATCACGATGAACGCACGAGTGGACATCGAGAACGTCAACGCGGTCGAGGTAATCCAGACCGGCGAGCAGGGGCCTCCCGGTCCTCCGGGTCCGACCGGCACGCCGGGACCGGGATCGACGGTGCCGGGACCGCCCGGTTCGCAAGGCGTGCCGGGACCAACGGGACCGACCGGACCCATCGGCGCGACCGGCGCGACCGGCGCGACCGGCGCGAAAGGCGCGACCGGGAATACCGGCGCGACCGGCGCGCAAGGACCGAAGGGCGACCAAGGCGTGCAGGGTCCGCGCGGCATGGCGGGCTTGGAGTACATCTGGAACGCCAACGCGGGTCTCGCGCCGCCGTCTGGACAGGCGAGCAGCGACGCGACGTTTACCTACGTCAACATCAACGAAATCGGCAGAGGCGGTGCCGATTATTCCACTTTGTTTGCTACGTGGGACGACGGCACGAGCAACTACAAGGGATACATTCACGTCGTCAACGATGACGGCAGCGCCTTCAAGACATGGCGCGTGTCGGCGGAAACGGATTTCGGAACCTACCGGCGATTTTCTGGCGGGTTGATCGCCAGCTACGGCACGCTCAACCACGCCGACACCGTGTTCGTCAGCTTCACGACGACCGGCGACAGAGGCGACGCTGGCGCTGCGGGAGCAACAGGCGCGACCGGCGCGGCAGGCGCGACGGGAGCAACAGGACCACGCGGTCAAGCTGGCTTCGATTATTTGTGGGACAACGCGACCGCCACCGCGCCAAATCCGGGGTACATGAATTGGAGCGGATCAACAATCCTGCGGATCAGCGAAACCAGCAACGATGCGCAAAATTTTGCCGCGATGTTCAACACGTGGGACGACAGCACCAACACGGTGAAGGGTCTCATCCACGTCGAGAATGAAACCGGCTCGCTGTACAAGGTGTTCCGCATCACCAGCCAGATCGACCAAGGCGGCTGGCGAGAATTCCACGGCACCTTCACTGGCGTCGGCGGAACGATGAACAACAACATCCCGGTGCGGATGTTTTTTGTTCCCGCTGGCGACATGGGTGACGTAGGTCCGATGGGACCAACGGGACCGGGCGCGGCGTTCGCCGATGCCGCCTACGACAACATCGCCTACGTGCGCAAAAATTATCAGTGGATCGCCGGTCGCGAAAAGCTCACCGGCTCGCGCACCTACTTTGTCAATCCGGTCGCTGGCAACGATGCCTACGATGGCATGACATCCGGCACCGCGTTCCGCACGGTGCAGCGCGCCTATGAGGTGATTTCGACCACGCTCGACCTGAACAATCAAACCGTGGTGATCCAGACCACGAGCACGATCACGTCGGGCGTGTACATCGGCACCGGATGGTTGGGCGGCGGCACCGTCATCCTCGACAACGGAAACGTTTCGCTCACCGGCAACAACACCTACGCAATCGAGATTGCACCGGGTGCGATCCTGTCGGGACAATTCCAGTTCCGAAACGGAACGCTGCTCTCGACCGGCAAGGGGTTGGTTCAGCACGCGGGCTTCGGACAGGTTTCGTTCGGCGGCGGCGTCGTGTTCGGCGCGTCGAATGCAGCCTACGCACAGGTGGCGGCGTTGGGTCTCGGCGCGCGCATCCTGTTCAACGGGCACTATTTCATCAACGGCGGCAGCATCGCCACGCACATTTCTGCGCAGCAAGGCGCGGAGATTACGTGTCGGAGCCTCAACGTCACGCTCGCCGGAAATCTCAACGTCGGATATTTCATCCAGTGCGATCGCGCGTCGATGGTTATCGCGCCGTTCAATGCGTACATCATGAGCGGCTTCTCCGTCGTCGGCGCGCGCTACCTCGTGGACACCAACGCGTTGATCTACACGCAAGGCGGCGGCGCGAATTATTTTCCGGGTTCAACGGCGGGCGTGGCAAGCAACGGCGGGATTTACGCTTAGGGAGCAAACAAAAAATGACCGGCGTTAGCGAAGGTGTCACCAAGGTTGCGGGAACTGCGGTGGAAGCGATGCGCAGCGTGCCGCTCGCCATCGCGTTGCTGTTGGTGAACGTGGGCTTCCTCGCGTTCGCCGCCTACGTGTTGGGTCAGGTCGCGGAGAACGCGCAGGAGCGCAATCGCACGCAAAGCGAATTGGTCGGCACGCTGGTCAAACAAATCGCGGAGTGCAGCGCGCGCAATACCAAACCGCAATCGCTCATGTTCCGCAACATCGGGAGCAAGCCATGACGACCACACAGGTGATCGACCTTTCGCATTGGAACACGGTGCAGAGTTTTGCCAGCGTCAAAGCCGCTGGCGTCGTCGGCGTGATCCACAAGGCGACGGAAGGCAACTACAACACCGACCCGGAATTCCGTCCGCGCCACGCCGATGCGTGCGAAGCCGGATTGTTGTTTGGCGCGTACCACTTCGGCACCGGCAATCCGGTCGGCGAACAGGTGAGCAGATTTTGCGGAGAGGTCGGCGACCATCCCGATTTGTTGCTCGCCCTCGATCTGGAGGACTACAGCAACCCCATGACGCTTTCGCAGGCGCGCGAATTCATCGAAGGCGTCGAGGCGCGCATGGGACGCTCGTGCGTGCTGTACTCTGGCAACCGGATCAAGGAACTGTTGGGCAGCAAAGTTGATCCGTGGTGGGGCACGCGCCGTCTCTGGCTGGCGCACTACACGACCGGCACGCCGACGTGCCAAGCGTCGTGGTCCACGTACTGGCTCTGGCAGTTCACCGACACGGGCAAGGTGAGCGGCATGAGCGGTGACACAGACCTGAACCACTTCCAAGGAACGCACGACGCGTTGCGCGCGGAATGGAGTGGAGGCGGCGACATCATCGAACCGCCGACGATTAAACCGCCGCCTGCGGAATTCGTCACCGTCACAATCAAGCTCACGCTGCCGAAGGGCAGCAAAGTGGAGGTCACGTCATGAGCGGCTTGGCTGGATTGTTGCTTGGCGTGCTCGACATCGCCATCGTTGTTGCCATCCTGTTGCTGATTGGCGCGATCATCCTGTGGGGATTGAGCTACATCAGCGTGACGGTGCCAGCGCAGGTTCAAAAACTTTTCATCGCGGTGGTCGTGTTGATCGCGCTGTACATGCTGGTTGCTTTGTTGCTCGGAATGCCAAGCGTCAGCTTCCTCCGTTCCTTTCGATGACCACAAGCGGTCTCGTGTGCTGCCGCCACCGGGACCGATCCCGCCCGCGCCGCCGCCGATCTGCACGGGGTGCTAGGATGCTCAATGGCTTCCAGCACCCCACGTCCAACATTGCATTGCCGGATTTGCCGCGAGCGACCGCGCCAGCGTCCCTACACGACGTGCGCCGCGTGTCACCGCCCGATCCGTGCGGCGGCATCGCGCAAGGCGTGGCGCACGCGCAAGCGGATGGCGTTGAGCAGATCGGGCAAATAGAGCGCCGCCCGATCCGCCCAACCGTTCGTTGATCGCGGAGCGTGGCAACCTAGCTATGCACCCATGCTGGATGGCTGCTATGCGCACGACGCTGGGAGCGTCGCTGGCGCGTTCGGGCGGGCTGGGGCGTCCGATGTAGCTGGGATGGGCGGGAAACGCGCCACGGACGCTCTGGCGGGGCTTGGCGCTATAGCTTCAACGGCACCTGACACCCCGACAGCACGATGGCGACGCCGAGAGCCACGAGCATGATCAGGATCAGCCATTTCAGCGACGGCATCGCCATGATCGCCCTCCCCTCGTGATCACTCGACCCTTGCCCCGGCAGATGTCCCGATGGTTGGCACGTGCACGAGCAACCTGACGGTGGGCGCGGCGGGCGGCACGGTGGCTGACACGTGCACGAGCGACGCGACGGCGTGGCGGTCGTTCCACGATGTCGTCGTCGGGCAGGCGCATCATCGCGACCGGCTCCGGTGGCGGCGACGGCGCGACCGGCACCGTGCGCACCACCTTCGGAACGATTTCGATCTGGCGCACGACCGGCGGCGGTTCAACAATCGGCGGCGACGACGGTCGCGTGTTGCGGGCGGCGGGCCACATCGCAGCAACGAACATCGCCGCGCCGAACACGCCCGCCGCTGCCAGCCTGCCGATCATTTCAGCTTCACTCCGATCACGGTCTTGTCGCCGTCCTCGCCGATTTTTCCAAACACGTACCGACCGCGTTCGTTGCGCGTGCCGACGCGGTGGTATTCCCGCATGAAGTTTTCCAACAGCAAGGCGTCGTCTGCACTCACCGCCATTTCAACGCCGTTGGCGAAATGAAATTTCACCGTGTCGGCTGGGAACGGCGGCGAGCGCAGTATCCGCACCTTGATTGGTTCCGGCACCGCGTGCAGGCGCTTGCGTTCGCCGTCGTCAACATTTTTCATTTCAGCGGCACCGCCGAAATCGTAATCGTGCCGTCAGCCCTCCTGCCGGATGTTTGGAGGGCGAGACGCGCGCCGGTCTGGCGGCACGCCAGTAGCATCCTCGCCACAAGCGGGGCTTCCTCTTTGCTCACCACCAGCAACGGTGCTCCGCTGCTGATTTCAAATCCCACCCCACCGCTTCCGCTGTACGGCGGATAGAACGGTCGCACCGTGATGGGTTCGGGCACGGCGTTGATCCGATTGCGTTCGCCATCAATTTTCATTGCAGCAATCCTCGATGCTCCGCGACGGAGACGGCGATCTCCATGAAGTAGTCGTGCACGGCATCCGCCGCGCGCTTCCACGCCAGCGCGACATCTTCCTCCATCGCGTCCAGTGCCTGTTCCGCTGTCGAGCCGCGCGGTCGTCGCTGTTGTGCGAACGCTTCCGCCATGCGCACGATCAACTCCGCTTCATCCATGATGACAAGGCGAAGCTCTCCGGTGCCTCGATGCATCATCCTATCCTCCGTCGAAAATCCTCACACGCGGCGCGGATGTCGCTCGACACGCGCGACGCTTCCTCGATCTGGAGGTGCACGAGCTTACCCTTTTCGCGGATCGCGTCGGCAGCTTCCTTCACCAACTTCATGTCGGTGTGGCATTCGGACAACGCCGCTTCCAGCGTGTCGATCCGCACCTTCACTTCCTCGCCCATGTCGGCGACGGATTTCGCCGCCGCGTCGTACATCGCCAGCACCGCCTGCGCCGACATCCTGCCGATGTCCGTCACCGCTTGTTGCTGCGCAGGCTGCGCCGCCTGTCGCGCCACTTCATCCAGATCAATCGCCTTCGGTAGTGCGTCGCTCATGTTGGCAGTTCCTTTTCCATTGGGCCAAGTCCAGCGTCGTCAATGACGCGGATGTTTAGGTAGCGGTAAATCTCTTGGAGGCAGTACAATTCCTGTCGCTGCGCCTCGCGGTCGAAAGATTGCGCGTACGACAACAGATGGAAGGACCGACCGCGCTTCACGAATTTCAGACCGCTACGCGGCACCGTCCACGTGCCGCCTTCACGCAAGGCGTTGTAAATCCGTTCGCTGTCGCGCACGATCCGCGACCATGCGATTGCCTCCACGGAGCGACCGCCGTCGTCGATCACAGCACGTATTCCTTTTCCACGGTGCCGTGCTCCGCGCTCCCACGAGCGAACGGATGCCAGAAAAAAATGCCGGTCCTGCGCACCTTCCAGTGACCGCGCACGAGGTGCATCCGCATCGCGGAATGCGAGCCGTTTGTTTGTTTGTTCGCTGCCGCCACGCGTGCACTCAATTTCGGATGGATGCGCAGGCGGTGGTGCGAGAAAAGCGGAAGTTGTTTTTGCTTGGCGCGCTTTTTGTTGTGTTCGGTCTTGTCAACCAACACGGTGTCGGATGCGTTGCGCGTGTTCATCAAGCCGATGGTCGCCAAGATGTACGCCACCTCGCCAGCCCAATCGGCGCGCGCCAACTGGAACAGCGCGTGATAAAATTTCTCGATCTGCGGCGGCGTGAACCACATTGGCGGAACCGGCGCACCGAAATCGGTCAGCGCCTGCGCGGTGTGGTTCATCATCGCGAGCTTCACGCTGTCGTCGGCTTTGGTCCAGCCGGGATGCGGTGCGGCGACACGCACGATCCGCTGGTCGTAGCTGCGATCAATCTCCGCTTGGTCTGGCAGCGTTGTTTGATTGCTCAATGGGAACGCCATGTCCACATCCATCGCGATGCTCGCGGTGCTGCGCCCTTCCTTGATGTCCGGTCCCTTCAAGGACCAGAACAGATGCGTGCGCCATGCGCTCAAATCGGCGCGCGTTGCAGAGCAGAGAAATCCGACGCGCGTCGGCGAGCGTTGGAAACCGGGCGCGTGAATGCCAGCGGAGAGGAAGCGCGGTCGGTCGTGCTGGCAAACCTCGATCCATGTTTCCTTGAACGGCAGGCGACAGAATGGGAACGCGCGCACCAAGCCAGAGTAGCTGGCGGATAGTTCCTCTGCGGCGGCAGCAAATTCAGGTTCGATCAAAAACTTTGCAGCGCCCTTGAGGCGATCCTTGATCGGGGTGATGTCCATGCCGCTCATGTCGCATCCGTGCTGCACCAATTCGTCCGCGAGCAACATCAACCCTTCTCCGTGCAGAATGTCGTGTAGTACGCCAGCGCCAGCGCGACTGGATCGGTGACGCCCTGTCGCATCCACCAATCGCGTTCGCCGTGCGCGTGCTGATCCCGATGGCAGAGCCAGTGCAGCGGCAGCGCGAACCTGTCGTCGGGTTTCCTGCCGGTGCCTGCTTCCGTTTTGTTGTTCGCGTGATCAGCCATCCGCACGTGCGCGGCTTCACACGGTGGCCCTCGCAGGCATCCGCACGCGCAACGTTGCGTGCGGAGCCATGCGAGGTAGCGCGCGTCACTCTGCCGTGGCTGGCGCTGCCGCAGCATTACTTGCCCTTGCCTTTCGCGCGCGGCTTGCGGTCGGGCGGGAAGATGTCAGCTTCGCTTTGCGCTTGTACTTTCGGCGCGGCTTCGCTCCCGACGCCAGCATCCGGCGCGCTGCTCGCATCCGTTTGATCACCGCGTCCACTTCCTGCGCGGTCGTCATCAACGCTTGCAGCGTCAGCGTCATCACGCTGTCCACCGCCTCCAGTTTCAGGATCAATCCGTTCGGTAGTTCCGTCATTATCAACCGCCTCCTGCGGTTCGTTTTCGATCACCGACGCCGCGTGACCGGCGGTGAAGCCTTGTTGATCGCCATCACGCTTGGCGTCTTTCAGTCGCTGCGAGAATGCCGCGACCGCCGATGTTGGCGGCGTGACATCGCGCGGCTCGTTGTCGAATTCATCCGGCGTGTAGATGCCAAGGATGGTTTCGGAAGCAAACAACCGCGCCCACTGTCGCACGCCAGAATATGCAAGCTGCACTTCCGGCTGGGTGTCCCACAGCGGCGATCCTTTGAGGCTGCCGTATTCATTGCGACCGCGCGCATCGCGCAGCTTGCCCAGCGTTTCGCTGGTGTACACGTGCGGTTCCGTTTCGTTCCGAAATGTGCCCCACACCTTGCATCGGCGTTCGTCACCCTCGCCGACGATTTCGTACCGCAGGCGATTTTTCAGCGGGGCGAGTGCGGTGATGATGGCGTGCACCAACTGTGCCTCGTAGCCAACACGCTCCTCGCCTTTGTTGCTCACCATGTAGGTCTTTTCGGCGAAGGCATAAGGGTCGATGCCGAGACGCCACGCCTTTTGACAGATGCCAAGACAGGCACCGACGTTGCCGCGCAAATACTTTGGCAGGAGGATGCCAGCCATCGCCATCAACTTCGCGTACTCGACCGCCTCGCCAAAATTTGCTGGCGCGAACCGACCGGCACCATCAATCGGCATCGGTGAAGCAATGGCGCGATCAACGCGCTTTTCAATTTCCGAAACGTCCATCACGCGGTTTCCTTCGCTGCCAGTCGGGTTGCGTGGTGGAGGATCAGTCGTTGATCCTCCGTCGTCAGTCGAGCGAACACGCTGGCTAGTGTCAGCCCTTCCTTGGTGGAAAGTAGGTTGTTGATTTCAGGATCAACGCGACCACGGATGTCAGTCGATGGGAAAAAATATGCGAACGGTCGATTGAGTGCGGTCATCAACAATTCGATCCGACCGCTGTTCAACCGGGTCTCGCCGGTCTCATATTTTTGCACCGCCTGAAACGAGACGCCCAGCAATTCGCCAAGCGCACGTTGCGACAGCCCGTTGGAGAGGCGCGCTTCGCGGATGCGCTCGCCCATGTAGCGTTCGCGATCCGTTACCGTCCGTGGTTTCTGCGCCATCCATCACCTCCTACAATGGTCGTTGTCTCATGCCGGGAACGTTACGATTTGGTGCATACTGCACGTCACGGGACTGCCAGCCGACCGGCACCACCATGTGGGGGTGCACGACGCGCAACACCCACAGGTGCCACTTGTTGCTCGTGTCCACGAGGCGGCTTTCGCCGGGGAATTGTTGAACCGCTTCCGCTTCCGGTCCCGCTATTTCGTTTTTGATCTGTTGGAAGTGTCGGAAATCCCAGATCATGCCGCCGTCGCGACGACGGATGCAAATTTGCATACAGAAAAATTTGTTGTCCTCGATGGGATTGGCGCTGCATTGGTACAGGTCGTTGACGTAGTAGGTGCAGCGCGCGTGTTCCTTCGCCAGCATCGCGCGCGCCGTGTCCTCGTCTATGCCGTAGTGGTTCATCGCGTCCTGCAAAACCTCGCGCCGCATCGGGGCGAAATCGTTGGTCGTGATCTGGAGCAACGGCTTCCAGTGGCGCGGCACGTCAGCCGGTTTGTTGTTCGTCGTCATCGTCGGTTCCTTTCATGCTGGAGTGGAAGAAGGTCACGAACGCCGCCGCCAGTTCGGCGCGCTCCGGTTCGCTCTCTGGCAATGCGTCGGCGGCAACCTCTGCCAGAGCCGTGAAGTAGGAGAGCATCGGAACGCCGCCGATGATGTCCACGCCCGCGTTCATGATGGATTGGATCAGGTCAACCAACTTGCGATGCACCGCCAGCGCGTAGTCGCGCTGTTCGTCGTCGGTCATTTTTTCGTACACGGGTTCGTTGTCGATCACGCCAGACCCTCCCGCTTCAACCGTTCGTCAATGCGTGCACGCGCATCGGTGCCGATGGGCAGCGGACGTAGATCGCCTTCGCCGGGACCGGGCCAATGCTTGGCGTTGATCGCCGTCGCGATCTTGCGCAACGACCAGCGGTTCTGTTGACGACCGCGCCCGATGTCGTCGTCATCCGCTGGCACCATGCGTGCGCAGTACGGCGGCGCGGTCTCGACAAACGCCATCACGAAAGATTTGAAAGGATGACCGAGAGCCTCGCACGCTTCCCACACGAGCGCGCCTTGTTGATGGTAGCCGTAGGCGTGCATGGAATATTGCAGCGCGGGCGTCGTGACATCGCTGGCGGTTTTCAGATCAACAAAATCGCCATCGGTAGGTGGGATCACGTCGGGACGCACCTTGATCCACAATCCGGTTTCCTTGTCGCGGAAAAATCCAGACACCTCGACGTAACCGCGCAAGGCACCGGCACCTATGAGTGGTTCCAGCGCAAGCGACCGTGACATGGCGATGATCACTTCCAGTTCCGTCATCGTCACCGGCACCTTGCCAGCTTTGATTTGTTGCTCGTTCCATGTCTTGCAGTAACCGGCACCGTTGTGCCAAGGCTTCTCCACCGCCGTCACCTTGTCGCGATAGGTCTCGGGCTGGCGAACAAATTTCATTCTGAAATTGTCCTCGCCCAGCAACAGGTGATGCGCCGCAGCGCCAAGCGTCATGAAGCGCGACGGCACACGCTGGATCGCGTCGGGATTTTCCGCCCACGCCGCGTGCATGTGAGCCTCCGACTTGCTCCAGCACGTGCGGAGGTTCGTGCTCGACACCGCAGGACCGTCGCAAATTCCTGCACCGTGATATTTTTCAATCGGCACGCCGGAATACCATCCCGGCTTTTTTACTGGACTTCCATTCCACTTCATAACTTGCATCGCTCAACGTGCCTCCAACAATTTTTCCAGTCGCTCACTGTCCGCGCGCCATTCGGGAGCAAAATTCGCGCGTGCTGCCGGGGCGGCGTTGGTAAATCCAGTGCGGAACGCCGACCACAGTCGCCGTAGCGCACCCAATCCTGTCGGCGATTTTTCCTCGCCGTTCACCGCGCTGACAGTCTCACCAGCGGCGGCGCGTTCGATCAACGGCGCGCGATCCTCTGGCGGCATGGCGGCGAGCGCATCCAGTTCTGCGCCCTTGTCGAGCGACGTTCCGGCGACGCGATCCAGATCGGCACCGAGACGCTTGGCGCGCGTGGCGTCCTCACGAATGGTCCGTTCCGACTTGCCGGTCTTGGTCGCGGTGTCGCTCACGAAAGACTTGGGTAAGGTGGCGGATTTCGCCGTCTTACCTCCCTTGCCACCACGCTTCGCGGGAGCGCGACCCTGCTTGGTTTCAGGATGCACCGCCTCGTAGGCAACCTTGCGCCGCGCTATCAGCTTGGCGCGTTGCGCTGGCGTCAGTTCACGACGCACCAGATTTTCATCAATCTCTGCCAGCACCTGCCAGCGTTCCACCTCTGGACTGTCCTCGCCCTCCACGATGGCGGCGATGGTTTTGTGTTTGAGGCGCTTGCACGCCTCATAGCGATGAAAGCCAGCGACAATAAAGATGCCGTGGCGCTTGCGCGCCACGACGATAGGTTCGATCAGCCCAACCTCCTTGATGGATTTCATCAAGGCGATCACATGCTTTTCCACCAACGGCAATCGGTCGCTTGGCGGGCGCAAGTTGCCGCGAATGGCGATTTCCTCAAAGTGGCGAGCCATTTTTGTTTCAGCCTCGAATACGGGGAACAGCGTCGGCGGGTGTCCACCTGAAATCAGGTTTGCGTCCGACGCGACGCTGCACCACGAGGTTCCACGCGACGATCCACGCGGATATGCGCGCCAGTTCATGCACGCGACCGTTGGATGCCGTGTTGAGTGCGGCGAGGTAGTCGCTCGCCTTTTTGATCGGACGCATCCGACCGCCCCAATTGCGCGCCGCCCACGCCTCGAAAAATTCATTGGCGAGAGCAGGGTTCTTGTCGGCGAACAAATAGTGCAGCGCCGCTTCGATGGTCTTGGGTG